ATAATTATGTAGATTCTGTAAAAAGAAATAGCGCAAAAAGCAAAACGGCAGTTACTCAAGCTATTAAAAAATATTGTAATTTTCACGGATTTACTTTTGATGCAACTTCAAACAATATTAAAATAATGATTGTAAGTAATAAACAAGAGCCAACTACAAAACAAGAACCGCCAGAAATTTGGGACGAACTAAACACAAAAGCAGGATTATGAATTCAATAAAAGAAATTTTAGCAGAAACACACGAAATCGATAAAGCGTGGAAAAAGCTCGATATGTCGTGGATTATGGAAACGCAATATAAACACTCAGGTTATTTCCTAAACGATATTATTATTGAAGTTGAACGCAATTTGATAGCAAAGCAAAAGGAAGATTTGCCGAATACTAAAACAATTCTTAAATTCGAGAAAACATTAAATCGTTTACTTTTGATTCAGGAATATTTTAATAAGTCGCAAAGTTATATTCGTGATTTGGAGTTACAAAACGAGCAGATGAAACAAAAGTTTGAAGCGTATAAAATAAATATAAAATGACTTATAAACTAATTTATGCTAATTTTCAGGTTTGGTATTTCCCAAGCCGTCAGTTAGCACTTTGGAAGAAAAAACAATTAATTGCAACGGGTAATTATTCACGTGAATTTAAAATTGAAACAGTTTGAAAGACAGAAATTATTGTTGGTGGATTTACCCATTTTTAGGCATACTATTTTGGTATGTAGTTATTCACTTTATAATTAAATATTGGTAATGATTTACACCATAAAACAATTTATTGACTACGTACATTTTATTGACTGCCTAAATTCAACGATGCCAGCTTACATCGTTCCTAAACGCAAGTATTCAGTAACGAAACGAAAGGCAGTTCAAAAAAGAATTAGCGAAGTTCAAATAGACGAAAGGGGCGTACCTTTGGCAGTTGTTAAGCAATCCTTAATAAGTAAATCGGTTCACGATACCAACGGAATAACAAAATTAATTCTCGATTATTTACGTTACGTTTATAACAGTAAATCAATACGCAGGATTTCAAGTGAGGGAAAATATCGCAAAGGAATTGGTTTTATTCCAAGTTCAAATAAAGGAATGAGCGACATCGAAGGCATTGTTAACGGAAAGTTTTTATCTTTGGAAGTGAAAATAGGAAAAGATACAATTCGAGATTCACAATTGAAACGAAAACGAGAGATTGAAAACGACGGAGGTATTTACTACCTTTGTAAGTGGACGGACTTCGAAACGTTCCAAACTGAAATACAAAATTTAATACCAATACAATGAAAGCAAATAAAGTAGCAATTATTGATATTTACGAAAATGGTATTTTTGTGCGTAAATTAGAATCTGTTTGGTCAAATTTGCCAAATTTAGAATTACATTGTACCTTTGAAATAACTACTCAAAAATTAGAATGCAAAACACAAATTGATAATCAACTTTTTGATTTTATAGAAAATGAAGTTATAAAATTTTTAACGATATGAATGCAATAAAAACAAAACTAAGCGAGGTTAAATTAAACCCAAACAACCCCAGGTTAATTAAAGATGACAACTTTAAGAAGTTAGTTCAATCGATTAAAGATTTTCCCGAAATGTTAGATATTCGACCTATTGTAGTTAACGCAGATATGGTAATACTTGGCGGAAATATGCGGTTTAAAGCGTGCAAAGAAGCAGGATTAAAAGAGGTTCCGATTATCGTTGCCGATAACCTTACGGAAGAACAACAACGAGAATTTTTAATTAAGGATAATGTTTCAGGTGGCGAATGGGATTTTGAAATGTTAGGTAACGAATGGGACGTTGAGCAGTTGGAAAAGTGGGGATTGGAAGTGCCGAATTATGATTCTCCCGAACCAATTGAAGAAAGTGGTTATGATTTATCTCAAAAATGGTTTTTAAATATTGAATTTGAAAACGAATCCGATTGCGAAAATTGGTATAATAAATTAATTGAAGAAGGTTTAATTTGTAAAATAATACAATGATTCCAAATAATATAAAATTTGAATTACAAAGCGAAGTATTTAATACTTTTAGATGTCAAGCCGCCGCAAATAGTTTAGATATTGATGTTAAAAAAAAATCAATTCATAAACTTGAAATTAATAATATAAAAATTCCTAATAATTGGAATATAGGATTAATTTATGGAGCAAGTGGAAGTGGAAAAACTACATTAGCAAAACATTTATTTGGGCAAAATATTTTTGATTGTTCTTTAGATGAAAATAAAAGCATAATTGACCAATTGCCAAAAGAATTTACTTATGAAGATTGTTCTAATATTTTAAACGGTATTGGATTAAATTCTGTTCCTTGTTGGATTCGACCAATTAAAACATTATCTAACGGTCAAAAAGCAAGAGCTGAAGCCGCTTATTTAATGTGCAAACAAAATTTTATTTGTATTGATGAATGGACAAGCGTAGTTGATAGAACTGTGGCAAAAGCAATGAGCGTATGTTTACATAAATTTGCAAAAAAACACAATAAACAAATTATTTTATTAAGTTGTCATTATGATATTTTAGAATGGGTTTTACCTGATTGGTTAATAGATTGTAATAAACAAAAATTTGAACTTCCTGAAACGAAGGATTTTTTTTTTAGCGAAAGAGAAAAACTTGAATTTACAATTAAAGAAGTCGGAAGAGAAACTTGGAAATATTTTAGCAAATATCATTATTTAAGTGAATTATTGCCCGGTGGTAAAATTTATTTATATGGTATTTTTCACAAAGAAAATCAAATTGGTTTTCAATGTTTTGCAAATTACACACCTCATAGAAAAGGAACAAAAATTATTTTTCACTCAAACAGAACAGTAATACATCCAGATTATAATGGTTTGGGATTAGGTATAAAATTAATAAATGAAACTTCAAAATTATTAATGCAAAAAATAGATTGTAGAATAATGGCTAAATTTTCAGCAATTCCTATTTTTAAAGCAATGAAAAAACAAAAACAATGGATTTTTTTAGGAAAAACAAGATTAATGGGTAAAATGAAAACGGGGGGAAATATGATAAGACGAGGAGGATTTAGAGAAGGTGGAGTAAAATCTTTTAATTTTGAATTTGTAAATAAATAAATCTATATATTTACAACAACTAAAAAAAACACAATATGAAAACGACAACACTTTACGAATTGAGAAAAAACCAAACTGATTTTCCTAAGATGAAAATCAAAGATGCTAACGATTCAGCTGAATTTATTAAGCAATTTTATCAAGGCGATATTGAAATTTATGAAAGTTTCTTTTTACTGCTTTTAAACAATGCCAATCAAACAATTGGCTACGCTAAAATAAGTCAAGGCGGAGTAACTTCAACAATTGTAGACGTTAAAATAATTGCAAAATATGTAGTAGATAGTTTAGCGACTGGAATAATTTTAGCACACAATCACCCGAGCGGAAATTTAAATCCAAGTTCAGCTGATATAAACATAACAGCAAAAATAAAAGAAGCAATGAAGTTGTTTGATGTTACAGTTTTAGACCATATTATTTTAACGACAGATGGGTTTTATTCTTTTAACATTAATGGACTTATGTAATGGCATACGACAAACAAAAGATATTCGAGCAAGCAAAGGAAATGATTGTTAAACACAAACTGTTTTTCTTTGATGATATTATTGCTTTTTTACCAATCGCTTCAAGCACTTTTTATTTGTGGGAAATGGAAAAATCGGAGGAGCTAAAAGAATTATTAAACCAAAATCGCACCGAATTAAAAGTTTCAATGCGTTCAAAGTGGTATAAATCAAACGCACCAGCTTTACAAATGGCGTTAATGAAACTAATCGCAACACCCGAAGAGTTGAAGAAACTTTCAATGAACCACAATGTTCAGGAAGTTACCGTGATCGAGCAACCTTTATTTCCAGATGAATGAATTGGTTGAGTGAAGTTGCAAAGAACCATAAGAATTATGTAAAAGTAATTAACAGTTTTGGCGAGTATTTTTATGCTGAAGATTTGGTGCAGGAAATGTACTTGCGACTAGACCGAAATAAGCAACCCGAACAAATAATTATTAACGGAAAAGTGAATGAATACTATATTTATTTAACGCTGAAATCTATATTTTTAAATTTTGTAAAAGCAAAAGAGCAAGTTTATAAAACAAATGATTTACCTTTGAATATTGAAGTTGTTGACAATAGCAGTTATCACGAAGCACAATTTCGTTTTAACAGCATTATTGAAGCTGAAATTGATAAGTGGGAATGGTACGATGCAATGTTGTTTAGGTTGTATTTAGATAGCGGAAAATCAATGCGAGATATATCGGACGGAACGACAATTAGTTTGCGTTCTGTATTCGACACGTTGGCAGAATGTAAACGTAAATTGAAAGCGAACTGTAAAGAAGATTATGAAGATTTAATTAATAACGATTTTGAATTAATATAATGGCAAAAAGAAAACCAAAAGGATTAGGCGATACAATCGACCAAATCACAACAGCAACTGGAATTAAAGCACTTGTTAAATTTGTAGCAGGGGAAGACTGCGGTTGCGACCGCCGAAAGGAAGCGTTAAACAAACTATTTCCTTATAATAAACCCAATTGTTTAAACGAAGCAGATTACAACTTTCTACACGAATTTTTTACAGTTGCAAGGGGTTCAATTGTCCCTTCCGTTCAATACCGATTAAACGAAATCCATACTAACGTTTTTAACAAGGTAACGAACTTCACTAATTGCACAAGTTGTTTAGCGGATAGGGTCAACGCACTAAAAAAAGTTTATGTTCAAACGAACGGCAGCCGTCAACAAGATACGGCAATTGAAGAAACGAATTAAGATAATTCAGGGTGGAACTTCGGCTTCGAAAACATTTTCTATTTTAGCGGTTTTAATTGATTATGCAGTTAAAAACCCAAACAGCGAAATAAGTATTATTGCTGAATCAATACCACATTTAAGACGTGGGGCTTTAAAGGATTTTATTAAAATTCTAAAATGGACGAACCGTTATAACGATGAATGTTTAAACAAATCGTTATTAACATACACAATGAAATGCGGTTCTGTTTTCGATTTCTTTTCGGCAGATGATTCAAGCAAATTAAGAGGTGCAAGGCGTGATATTCTTTATATGAACGAATGTAATAATATGACCTTTGATGCTTATAACGAGCTTTCAATAAGAACAAAAAAACACGTTTATTTAGACTTCAACCCGGTCAATGAATTTTGGGTTCACTCCGAATTAAAAGACGACCCGAACGCAGATTTTATAATACTTACTTACCTAGATAATGAAGCGTTAGATGATTCTATTATTCAGCAAATAGAGAATAATAAAAAGAAAGCGCTAACGTCAAATTATTGGGCCAATTGGTGGAAAGTTTACGGCGAAGGACAAATCGGAATGCTAGAGGGCGTTGTATTCAGCAACTGGAAAACAATCGATTCAATACCAACGGATGCTCGTTTATTAGGAATAGGATTAGACTTCGGGTACACCAATGACCCAACTTCAGCAATTGCAGTTTATAAGTGGAATGACAAACGTATACTCAAAGAATTGTTTTACCAAACGGGAATGTTAAACGGTGATATTGCAAACCTATTGCCAAAAGATACTTTGATTTATGCAGATAGTGCCGAGCCGAAAAGTATTGAAGAAATACGGCGCAGGGGGTTGCAGATTTACCCAGCAACGAAAGGCAAAGATTCAATTAATTACGGAATTGATTTGATGCAACAGCAAGAATACTTAGTAACTTCGGAAAGCGTAAATTTAATTAAAGAACTTCGTGGGTATTGTTGGAACGTTGATAAGACTGGCAAGCAACTGAATAAACCGCAAGGGGGAAAAGACCACGCAATTGATGCGGTGCGTTACCACGAAATGGAATCCATAAGCACAAACAAAGGCGTGTATAACATTTATTGATTAAAATAGTTTATATATTATGAAAGTAGAAATTACTATTCCAACATCTATTGCTGAAATACCTTTGGTTAATTACCAAAAGTTTGTTAACGCTTCGCAAAATAGCGAGGACGAACAATTTTTAATGGAGCAAATGGTTCAATGTTTTTGCGGTATTGAATTAAAATCTATTGCAAAAATACCGATGAATGATTTAACGGATTTAATTCTTTCGCTTACTGAAACGTTAAAAAGCGAAGGGAAATTTCACGAACGTTTTAAAATAAAAGATTTGGAGTTTGGTTTTATTCCGAATTTAGAAAAAATAACTTTTGGCGAATACGTTGACCTAGAAAATTACTTACAAGACGTTTCTAATTTCCACAAAGCAATGGCAGTTATGTACCGACCAATTAAAGAAACAAAAGGCGAACGGTATTCAATACACGATTACAACGGTAGCGACGAATACAGCGATTTAATGAAGTTTGCACCGTTGGAGATAGTAAAAGGGGCGAATGTTTTTTTTTGGAGTTTAGAAAAAAAATTATTGATGGCTACGCTGACATATTTGGAGACGGAAATGCAGAAACTAACGAAGGAAGACTTAGCGAACGCAGTCAATTTGGAAAACAGTGGGGTTGGTATGGAAGCATCAATGTACTCGCTCAAGGAGACGTTACAAAGTTTGATGCAGTTACCAAATTGGGACTCCGAAAATGCCTCACTTTTCTCACGTTTAAAAAACAAAGCGATGAAATTCAGGAGCGAGAATTTAAACGAATAACTAAGCGACAATGAGTAAAGATTTAAGAGCGGAAGCATTACAAAAGTTCGTTGACGGAGTTGTTAAACAAGCAAGAACGAATTTAACTAGACGTAAAAAAAACGCATCTAAGAAACTTTACAATTCAATTAAAGGAGATAGCGAAGTTTACGAAAATTCTATTCGTATCGGTTTTTCAATGGAAGATTACGGGTTCTTTCAAGACCAAGGTGTTAACGGAAAAAAGAAAAATCAAGGTAGTAGGTTTTCGTTTCGTGACAAAATGCCACCGCCAAGCGCATTGGATAAATGGATAGTAAGAAGAGGGATTGCACCGAGAGACGCAAAGGGCAAATTGTTACCGAGAAAAACGCTTCAATTTATTATAGCACGTTCGATTTATAATAAAGGAATTAAACCTTCAAAATTCTTCAGCGATGCAATTGAAACGAAATTAAAGAAATTACCAACTGAATTAATTAACCCTTATGTATTAACCGTCAGTAATATTATTGACATAGCAATTAGAGAAAATGTACGCAAGAACGCCGTTTATAAGTCAAGTAAATGAAACGGGACAAACAGGAGCGAAAGTTGAAATTTTTATAAGTAACACTTCAACTTTTCCTGCAACCCCGAATTACACACTTGAAAAAAGCAATCCGAGTTTAACGAATAATGTAGTTCGTTTTAATATAACTCCGTTTATTCGTGAGTTCATTAAAAACACATATCAAAATATTAGAACGCTACCGAACCCAGCAACGTTAACGCCGAACGCACATAGTGCATATGTTCAAATTAAGCGATATAAAAACGTTTCAGGTATTTACACTTTACTAGATACAAGAACGTTCCGCTCGTTTGATGGTTACCGAAGTTTTACGGATTCAACAGTTTTTGCAACTTTACCATGGAGCAATGAAGTTAATACTTTTACGGGTGCTTTTCCATTGTGGAACTACCCAACGGGAATGACTTTTTATTATCGTGGTTCAAGTGCGGCGAGCACCCCGAGCGGTTTAGATTCGCCGGGATATATGACTGTTTATTTAGCTCCGAATTCTTACGTTAAATATATTTCAATTGCAAATCCTGCAAATGAAATTACAACGAATTTAGATGCAGTAAATCAAAGGTATGTTGATATTCCCGTTGTTTATCAAAGTGCAAGTTTCCCGAACACAAATTATTTTTTTAAAGGAAACATTGTTGAATTTTATTCAGCTTCAGACGTGTTATTACAATCGTTTACTTTTAAACCGTTAGTTGAATGCCGTTACACTCCGATACCGATTGATTTCATAAATAAAGCGGGGGGTTGGCAACGTGTTTTTTTCTTTAAAGCGTCAACCGATAAAATGAATTTCACAAGCGAAGATTATAATTTTCTTACTGAAGTTCCAACAGCAACTCCAAATAGTTGGACTGTTTCGGACGGTCAAACAAGGCAGATGAACCGCAACGCAAGGCGAAAAGTTACATTAAACAGCGGAAGCGTTGAAGAAAATTTCAAGTTCATTGTTGAACAATTATTATTATCGGAACGAGTAATTGTGAACGGACTTCCTGCAAAAATATTAACTGGCGATATTGATTTAATAAAAACAGTAAACAAAAAAGATTTAAACTATACACTAGAATTTGAATACGCTTATGACGAAGTTAGCACTATTTATTGAGGGGGTTGAGGTTGATTTATTCAAAGATGAAATTGTAACTGTTAATTCGTCAGTTGCAAACGTTCAGGATATAAGCAAAGTATTTAGCGACTTTTCACAATCGTTTTTGGTTCCTGCATCACCGAGAAACAACGCTATTTTTGAGCATTGGTATGAAAGCGATGTTATTCCTACTATCGACCAAAATTTAAGACGTGACGCATTTATTGAAATTGAAACACAACCGTTTAGAACTGGCAAAATTCAGATGAATGAAGCTGTAATAAAAAACGGTCAAGTGGTAAGTTATTCGTTAAATTTCTTCGGCGCGTTGGTTTCTTTAAAAGAAAGATTTGGAGAGTTAACTTTGGGTGATTTAGATTATTCAAGTTTAAATTTTGTTTACGATGCTCAAAATGTTTTAGATAGGGTTGAGGATACAACAACCGATTACGATGTTCGATTTCCTTTAGTTAGTTCAAAACGTTTTTGGAACGATGTTACAAGCGACCCCGATAATATATTTGAAGCTACAAAAGGAATTAGTTTTAGAGAATTGTTCCCTGCGGTTCGTGTTGCTAAAATATTTGAATTTATACAGTCGCAATTAGGTGTAACTTTCAACAGCAGTTTTTTCAATTCAAAGCGATGGACGGATTTATATTTTAGAAATCAGTTAGCAGAATCATTTACGATATTAACAAATAAACATTTAGTTGGTTTTCCAAACAGCGCCGTTCCACCGCCTTTTAGCACTCAAATTTCAATTAATACAACAACAAGCGAAATAACTATTAAAGAAGAATATCGGGTTGAAATATCATTTGCAAACCTTACAATGAGTTCAGGTTCGGCAACTTTATTTGTTGAGATTTTAAAAAATGGGGTTTTATCTTCAACAACAAGTATTTCGGCAGGAACAACATTTAAAAAAATTCTTATAACTGCGCCAAACCCTACAACAAATGTTTATAAAATTATTATTTATTCCGACCAAACAATAACAGTAAATGTAGATTTAGAATTTAGGGTTTTTTACGAAGAAGGTTCTCAAGTTTTTGGAAAAGGAACAACAGACCCGATAAGTTTAGTTGTTAATGACATATCGGATGCGTTTAGTAGTTCGGTAAAAATTGCAGATTTCTTTTCAGGTATTTTGAAAACGTTTAATTTAATTTGCGAGGGGGTTGACGAAACTACTTTTAATATTGAACCGTTACAAGATTGGTATTCGTTAGGTAAAGAAATTGACATTACAACGGATGTAATAAATTCAAGTGGAATTAAAAAAGTTCCTTTATATAAGCAGATTGCTTTTAAGTACAAAGAAAGTAAATCGTTTGCAAATAAAAATTTCTTAAAATTATTCAATCGTGAATACGGAAATTTAGATTCTAGTTTTATTTACGATGGTTCTGAATTTAAAGTTGAGCTACCTTTTGAAAATAATCAGTTTGTTGAAATTAACAACACTGACGTTTTTTGCGCTTATTGTTTAGATGAAAACAAACAAGCTTTTATTCCCGAACCAATGTTACTTTATTTTAGTGGCAACCAATCTTCAGGGTTTCGATTTAAAAAAGAAAGTACGGAGGTTATTGTTACAGATTACGCATTATTCAATTCAGTTAACACAACGGGTTTTTCACTTTGTTTCGGAAATGAATTTAATATCGTAACGCAAGAAACGGAGCCGAACAGCTTATATAATACTTATTACGCGAACCACTTAGGTAATTTATACAACCTACAACAACGTTTATTTTCTTTTACAGCTTATTTACCAAC